ACTGTTAAAGGTATTACAGAGAGGGTCATCAAAAAAGCTGAAGCCGAAAATGAAAAAGTTGTAGCTAATACTGTTAAAGGTATTACAAATCGAATGATAAAAGAAAATAAAAATAAAAAGGTTGTAGCTAATACTGTTAAAGGTATTACAAATCGAATGATAAAAGAAAATAAAAATAAAAAGGTTGTAGCTAATACTGTTAAAGGTATTACAGAGAGGGTCATCAAAAAAGCTGAAGCCGAAAATGAAAAAGTTGTAGCTAATACTGTTAAAGGTATTACAAATCGAATGATAAAAGAAAATAAAAATAAATTAAAAGAATTACAAATTATTAGAAATTCTGCAAAAAAAGAAATAATTAAATTACAATTACCAAATAATAAAAGAACTAATTTAATATCTAAATTAAACGATGCCAAAAATGCAAATCAAATAAATGCTATTTCGGCTCAAGCTAAAAATAACAAGGCTGAAGCTGAAAAGAAAGCTGCCCAAGAAGCTGAGAGAAAGGCATTAAATGCTAAGAAGGAAGCTGAGAGAAAGGCACTTCAGGAAAAGAAAAACAAGGAAGAAGTTTCTAAAGTTGTTAAGGGAATCACAAATAAGATGATTCAAAACAATCGTAAGGAATTACGAAACATGATTCAAAAGGCGAATATTGGTTCCAAGAAAAAGAATAGATTTTTAGCGATGTCTAAAAATCCTAAGATTTCAAATACAGAGATAAGAAAGGCTTTTGTAAAATCTTTTAAAAATAGCAAGGAAGCTCAAGAAAAAAGAAAACAGAGAGCGGAAGTTAAGAGTTCAAACGAAAATGCGAACAAGGCTACAGAATTATTCAGTCAAATGACCCAAGAACCAAAGAAAGCTTTACCAGAACAAATACCCTTATCTAACATTGTTCCCGAAAATGTCCAATCTCAAATTAATAGAGGAAACAGAAGTCGTCGGGGGCGTATAGGCAAGGCCGTGACTGCTGGTCTTGCTTTATCAGCGGGTAAAAAACTCCCTAAACAATTACCATCAAAACCAGGTAGTAGCACCGCGCTTGCTATTGGACCTGGATCACGGGTTGCTGTTGTTGAAAAACCCACTGGTCGAAAAAATACACCAAAAATAAATAGTGCACCAATCAGTAAGATTAACACTGGTAAAACACCCGTTGCTTTTTCAACTGGAAACAACGGTGTGAAGACATCTAACCTTTCAAAGAAATTCACTTTCTCCACAAATAAAAATGCAAAACCATTCATGATTAAAATAAATAAAAAGGTCCAAAAATACTTAAATGGGGGTAAAAAACCAGAAAGTATTTTTAGATTGGTGGCTAAGGAAGTTCATCCAAATAAGGGGGGCAGTAAGCAACAAATGCAATATTTAGAAAAACTTATAAAACCAGTGCTAGAAGGAGTTGGTAAATCCATGACACCAAATAAATTTTTACCAAAGTCAAAGAATAAATCACCAAGCGTGATTTCAAAGGCATTGGGTGGGGCGATGACACCCAAAAAGGCTGTGGTCAGCGTAGGCTTGGCTGCTACCGTTGGCAAAGCTGCTAAAACTTTTAAGAATTCAAGTAAAAATAAAAAGACACTTACCCGAACACAAACATTAGAACAAGCGGGTGCAGCTGGTAAGAAACAAGTCAAAGCTAGAAAAGGATTACTTTCAGAAGTTCACTTGAAATATTATAAAAACCAAGTGAAGAAAAACAACCCAGGTGCAAGGGGAAGACAATTAACTAAACTATTAGATGAATTGATATGGCAAAAAATACAAAATAAAAACATAAATGATAATGCAAAGAATCCAAATATTGCGGGTAAATTTGCGGGTAGGTAAATAAAAATTTTTAAAGAAGACCGTGATCGGGTGAGAGATAAGTTTAAAGCCAAGAGTCCATGATTTTTTAAATGGACTGTTCGGTATGTTGTGATAAATACAATTTAAATAATCATAAAAAGATATCATGTCCATACTGTGATTATTCATGTTGTCGAAGTTGTGTTCAATCGTATTTAACATCTACCATGCAAGATGCTCATTGTATGAATTGTAAAAATTTGTGGAATCGCGAATTTTTAAGTGAATATTGTACAAAAACTTTTTGTAATGGTCCATATAGAAATCACCGCGAAAAGATTTTATTGGAAAGAGAAAAAATATTAATGCCCGGAACCCAAGAATATGTTTCTAGGGAAATAAAAGCTCGTGGTTTGGAATCTAAAATAAATGACCTGACAAAGGAAATAAGTACCTTGTATCAAAAGCGTGCCATTCTCATGGATAATGTAAATATTATTAGGAACACAAGCGTCCCTTTAGAAGAAGACGGCGAACGCAGGAAATTTATTCGAAAATGTCCCATGAATGAATGTCGTGGATTTTTAAGTACAAAATGGAAATGTGGTGTTTGTGATTCAACTATTTGTAACAAGTGTAACGAGAAAAAGGAAGAAAACCACGAGTGTGATCCCCAAGCTGTAGAAACTATGGAACTTTTGAAGAAGGATACAAAAGGCTGTCCCTCTTGTGGAACGATGATTACATTTATCGAGGGGTGTCGTCAGATGTGGTGTCCCTCATGCCATACAGCTTTTGATTGGCAAACCCTTAGAATTGATACGGGCAGAATACATAACCCTCACTATTATGAATTTAGGATGAAAACTGGGATTAATGGAAGAGAACACGGTGATATACCATGTGGGGGAGTTCCAGATGTATACGAAATATGTGGTGCTTTGGGAATTTCTCATCGTTACTTAATTGAGAGACAAACATTAAATTTCCCACAAAAAAGAATTATAACAATTCATAGAACAATAATTCACATTGAAAGAATAGAACTTATATATTACTATCATTTAGAAGAAGAGAATAATAGGGACTTGAGGATTTCTTATATGATGGGTGAACTATCAGAGTCTGATTATAAAAGGAAAATCCAGCGAAGAGAAAAATCCCGTGAAAAGAAGAGAGATATTCACAATATTTTGAGAATGTTTATAGATACGACCGGTGATTTACTAAGACAGTTTGTCATTGAGAAAGATAAATTCGATGATATTTACGAATTACTGTCTAAGTTAGTTGGTTATACATATAATGAGTTGTATCATGTTAGTAAGAGATACAATTGTGTTGTTCCTTATTTCACAGAGGACTGGTCTATTAGAAAATAATATTTTGTAATATTAAAATGCGATCTATATTTTTAGTGATTGTGTTAATAATTTTTATTTACATGTTGATTCCCACATACAGAAAACCCAAGATGTACCATGATTTTATTACAGATGAGGAAAGACGACATATAATTGAAAAGGCTCGTTCTAAATTGAATACATCAACAGTGGGTGAAGATGAAAAACAAAGAGTTGATAATAAAGTTAGGGTAAGCGAGACTGCGTTTTTAAATCCCAAGGATGATTCAGTTGTTGAGCGTGTTATGCGTCGTTGTTTGAAAAATTGTGATAGACCCCTTAAGAATTGTGAAAGTCTTCAGGTTGTGAGGTACAAACCGGGTGGATTTTATAGTCCCCACAATGACGCCGACAAATCATTTGAAAATGATAGAAAATACACTTTCCTCATAGCATTGAATGATGGTTATGAGGGAGGTGAAACACAATTTCCAAATCTTGGAACTAAATATAAACTAGGTGCGGGTGATGTTTTGAGATTCAATAATTTAGACAATTATGGGTTTGTTACATCCAAAGCTTTACATGGTGGTATGCCAGTAAAAAAGGGTGAGAAATGGATTTGTAATGTATGGGTTCATACTCACCCATATGGTTTGTGATTCATTGTGAGATAAACCATGACTGGGAATATTTTGGCTAATAACATTGTTTGTTCTCTGTCTTCCTTTTTAAATTTTTCTGGGTCTTTGAAACCTTCATACAATGTTTCAAAGCCTCTTCTAAAGTGATACCATGAAGCTCGTAACACATACAAATATTTATTCATTATAATATAATGTTCACTATTCTTTAAATTGTTGGTATGAACTCCCATCTCAATTCTTCACATATTTTTTTAAACAACACGTCTTGATTATAGAGTTTCTCTTTACTTTTCAATAGGGGAAAATATTGGAGGTATTCATCTTCCCCTAGGAGTTCACAAAATTTATACAAAACATAAGAGTACGAAAGGAAATTCTTTCTTTCGGATGGGCAATGTTTTTCAAATGGTGTTTGTATGTCTTTGAACATTATTCTCAGTCTTTCTTCTAATTCTTGTGGCATCTTGGGAGCATTTATACCATTGAGAATATTTGTTATATATGGAACGTGTTCATAATATTTATTTAATTTTAATTTTTTTAGAAGGCCCCTTATTTTAGCATGTGTAATATCTTCTAATTTTTTAATTTTTATTTTTTTGAGTTCTATTCTCAAATTGTCAATAACATCTGGTGGTATATTTGTCATTTCTTGTGCTTGGAATTGTGACAACCATTCATTAAAATGATTTTCCCTTTTGTATGAGTAATTAATTATTTTTTCTGTTGACTCTTGTTCTTCTCTATATGTTAACTCTTCACTTAATAGTGTGTCTACAATGCGTCCACAATCACCACATACCACATCTGTCGTTTCGGAAAAACATAATAAATTTCCAGTTTTACATTCTTCACATTGTTGTATTTTCTTTGTTTGTGTTCTTTGAATATTCATATTTTCAACATCTGCGAGATAGTCTAAGTAAATATCTTTTCTCTCAAGTCCCTTTTTTTCTTTACAATTGAAAACATTGTCTCTAGACACAGTTTCATCTTGTTCTTCAGCATGTCTGGACATATAAGGCATACATTTTATTATGTAGTCAGCCATTTCTGATTCATAAGATGTCTTATTTAAGGGATCAGTGAGAATTTTTTTTTCAATTTCTTCGATTGTATTATTGTATCTACTTAAAAAATTACCTTCCATTATATATAATGTTGATTAAACTTTTAACCCCTATTATCTTGAAAGCCTATAAATTGTATAGTCGGGTTATTGGTCACAAAAATTACGAGATTATATATCGTTCTTTCACATATGAAATAGACCCCCACGAGGATTATATTATTTCAAGTGATTTTTGGTATGATGAATCCAAACATTGGTCTCATTATAATACATCTCATTATGTTGACATTACCAATAAAAATATTTCAGAAGAACCAATCCCAGAAAATGTAAATAATTGTGTGGTTACTACAAAATATTATTACAATAATCGCGTCTATAAACATGTTTCTCGGGGTATACACTTTTCTTGGCCTCCCAGGGATTCATCCGACAGTATTAATTTTCCAATTGTGAGTGCTAAACTCATAAATGACGAATGTATGACCACACGCGATGTCACTGATAAAATTATAAGGTATGCCGGTCCTAAGAGTAACTTTTACGGTGAAGAAATTCTTATCCGGGATATGTTTACTTATGATGAACACACAATGTGCAAGGAATATCCTTATTTAGTTATTACAGATGTTTTTGGAAACACTAGGGCTTTTAAAACTAATCAGTCTTTGGCTTTAGTTGCCAAGTAGAATCTTATTTCTCCTAGATTTGCAATACTATATTTAAGAACCAAAAACCTATTTTCTTCCTCTTGCATGAGCTGCACCATGGCACACATGCTTGTTGCTTTCGTAAAAATGTTCAAATATCGCAGTGAATATTCTCCAATCAACTCTTTGTCAATTGTTTCAATGCATTCAATGGATGTTTCTTGATTGGCGAAATCACCAGAGCACCCTAGGGATATTGTATTTCCAACTCTTTTTATAAATATGTCTGTGCCAATGTTACTCATGTCCCTACATATTCTTTGAAAATCAACGGAAGAGACTGATGTTGTTACAGTCATTGGAATTTCTGGAACTTCATAAATGTTTTCATTAATATCCAAAAGTTTGAGTTCAAATTTTGTTTTTGTTTTTTTATTGTCACTTACAATTTCAATATTCATAAATTCCTTAGAAGTGATGGAAAGTTTAAGTATATCATTATTTGTAATTGATTTGAGTAGTTTAAAAGTGTTTGAAATATTAACCCCTGCCACAATTGGTTCTTCGCATTCATATTCTTCAAAATTTTCAGCTGCAAGTCTTAGATCAATAAGGGATGTTCTTGCGGTATCCAATGTTGTAATATATACACCATCTGGTTTAAAATAAATATTTACATCATTGAGTATACCTGATAGAACTTCAAAACAAGATTTTATTGCAGAAGCTTGAATAGTAGTAAGCTTCATCTAATTAAAAATTGTCTTTAAATCTTTAATTGTTTTGATGGGTCAGCATCTGAATATGCATCCTTAACATCCTTTGATATACGAGCCTCAAGTTCTGGTGTCATGGCGGGCTGGAGAGACTGTCCATAGTTATCTAAATCAAATCCTATTTCTGAGTCATCCTCCCCATCAATTGATGAAAAGTTTCCAAATCCTCCACGAAAATTATGGCACACAAGTTCTTTGTTTGGGAGTAGGGATTGAAGCCAATTTTGAATTTCCTTTCCTGTCAATATTTTACCGTTTTTTGTAAGCATCGTTGGGACTGATTTAACATGCCCCTGTAAACTTTGTGGTAAACCATGTGTACTCACATTGTGATATTTTACAAGTCCTTCGAACTGAGGATGTTTTTTAAGGTACGCGAGTAAATCGTTACAGTGGTTACACTTGGGGCTGAATACAAGTACACAAGACATCTCTTGTATTAGTTCATTTTATTTTTGTAAAAAAAAATAACGCATAATAATAAATGAATAAATTTATTCTTATTTTACTGGTATTGACAGTCCTGATTCTCATGACCCAGAGGGAGGGATTTGTTGAACAATTTGGTTTTTCAGGTCACAAAAAAGAAGCTGAATATTTGTTGATAAACGACAAACTCTCTGAAACTTCTGGGATGGAGGAAGTCCCCGTGAAAGTTGGTCCACACCACCTCCAAGAGATAATTTTGAATGCTAACAAGTACATTCAAGAAAAAGTTGATGACTGCTGTTACATAATAGAAACAAGTGACATCAGGCAATACCAAGGTCCCATGAAAAAAATTGTTCGTGTGATGTTCATGTGTGTTCGTAATAAGGGATATGCATATGGTTTTGCTGTGACTGTTGATGCTGATTATAACACAGCTCAGATATTGGGTGCCAAAACACAACCACTTGGTATAGATGCACCAAGTGATGTCTCCGCATACACAACAGATGGTACAGCTAGGGATTTCACAAAATATGAAACAATCAAACAAAAGACTGCCCTAACCCGTGGATATTTTGATGAAGTCGCGTGGGAGAACGAAAACAATAAAATGCTTAACACGTAAGTAACAATGAAATGTTGCGAGTAAACGATGTTCAGAAAGTTGATTACGACAGAAAAAGAATTCGTAAAGAGATTTATCAGAAGATTTACGAACAATTTTGTAGGAAGATAAAATTAAGTACTGAAATGGGATATAAATGTACTATATTAACTGTTCCAAGTACTGTTTTTGGATATCCAACATTTGATAGACAAGTTGCAGCACATTATCTTTGTCGTCAATTTCACAACGGTGGGTTTGAAACTCGTATAGTTGATACATACAGTATGTATGTTGCTTGGAATATTCAGAAGAGGTCAAAAAAATACAAGCCCCCCGAGAAGGAAAATACAGAACAAGATGATGATGAATATGAAATGCCAACCCTAATGAACCTGAAAAAGGCTGCAGCTAAATATAAACGATGATAAGTGCGTAATGACCCCCCAAAAAAAACACACTTTTATGATAAATGGATCAGAACCTCAGTGTATTGGTAGAAGCTAAAGATGAATACCAGAACATAATGGTCACTGTCATGTTAGAACCTATGATAAAAGTGTTTCATGAGATGTTTATGGAATCTCAAAGAATGTCTAAAGGACGAAAGGTTCTTCAGATGTTCCAAACTTTGTTGAAGGAAGTTCCAAGTTGGTCTAATACAATGTCTCGTACTAGGGCATCTGAAATTGAAGGAACTTATTCTTCATTCGGTGAGCTTTTGGCTGCTGTTTTGGTGAGTAATGTTAAGATTTTGTCTGCTGTTCGGATACAAGCGGGTAACCGAAAATTGTCCCTAAAACTTCCAACAAACGATGTGTTTATTCAGACTGTTTATAACAATGCTGCTAAAGATTTGTATGATGACCCATATGTATTTACAACAAGTCAATCTGAATATGAGAGAAACAAGCAATTGGAACAGCGTTTCAGAAAAATTATTTTGGATACAATTAAACAAAGTATTCCAGTTCAAGAGATTCTTGCGACTTACATGACAACCCAAGAAAGTGGTGGAAATGAATTGGATGTTGAGGAAAGCGAACCAGTGGATGACGATGATTTGGAACAATCTTATAACACTGAAGAAAACCCAGAACACAAAGAAGAAACTATTGACGACGGTATTCCAAGTCAACCCCCACTTGATGAGTATCCAAGCGGTGCTCCAGTACAAGAAGAAGTCAGTGAGCAAGTTGAAGAACATGAGAATGAGAATGAAGAAGACCCCTCAAATGTTCCACTTGAAACCGAAGTTGGTGTTAAGACAATTCCTACAAAAGATACCCCAGAAGAAGACGATGATAGTTTCTTCGATGATGCCCCTGACGCTCGCACAAAAAAAACCCAATATATATAAATGGAATTGAGTGAGACACTCCGAGACCCAATGGGCGCCGCTATGGTTGCCGCGGGTATGACAGTTGCCTACCTCTACATCAAGGAACAACTTAATAATGAACCCAAAAAAGAACTAAATGCTTATCTTAAGCCAGCTGTTCTTAATGCTGCTATGGTATACTTTATTATAGATCAAGGTATATCACAACGTGAAATGATTTCTACAGAGCCATTCTAAACTTAAAGATTTTGAGTAATGTATATATATAAAAAATGGCTTCCGTCTCTGTCAATGGTTTTATTCTTGTGATGGAAGAGTTCATCGAAAAGCTTAAACTTGCCTTTCCAGGTAAGGTTGCAGGTCTTAAGCAATTCGAAACTAGTTTTGAACTTCTCCGCGATACAAACCCCCGCAAGCTTGTGGAGTTGTATTTTGCAGGACTTTCGCCTTATATCGAAAAGATTAAAAACAAAGACGAAAGCTTTATTCTCGAAGACATTTCAAAGGTTGAGGTGTTGAAGCATATTAAAATTGACTCTCTTTGGAGTAGTGCGAGTCCAGGAACTAAGAAATCGGTTTGGGAATATCTTTTGTATCTACACCAAATGGCAGTTCAAATTTGCACCAGTACAGGAAACCAGGCTGGTGATATGATGGACGCTATAAAAAATTTACAGGCTAACGATGTGTCTAAAATGATGTCTAGCCCAGATGTAACCAATATGTTGGGTGGACTAGACACTGGTGATATTTCACAAATGATGAACCAAGTCAACGGAGATGACATCAAGAAAATGATGAACGAAATTGACCCACAAACCTTGGAACAAATGATGAAAAGTATGGGAAGTTTGTTTGGTGGAATGATGAAAAAATAAATCACTATAATATAATAAATGGAGGTTCCACCCCAAGAACAAACTTGGTTTGATAATCCATCCATATTTTTTGATGTTAATAGAGTTCTCAGTTTTTGGCCTACCGCCTCTCAGACATCAGAACAACGAGTGAATGCCACTTCCCGTTTTATTGTGTATGCGGTATGCCTCATTTATTTACTTAGACGAGACATTAGAATTTTTGTATTGGGAATTATGATGCTTTCAATCCTCTATATAATGTACAAATCCAAAATGATAAAAGAAAACATGTATAGACCAGCGAGTTCAGATGACCAAGCCCGTGGTAATTGTCAATCTCCCACATATGACAATCCCATGGGTAATGTGTTGTTGTCTGACTATGCTAACCCTAACCGCCCCCCAGCGTGTTACGCGGAAACTGTCGCCCCCATGATAAAACAGGCTTTGGATGACACTTTGCCCTTTGACGCTGGTCGTTCAAGATCCCCACTTCCATCTCAGCAGAGAGCTGCCGCGGCAAGACAATTTGTTCCCTCCCCCGTGACAACAATCCCAGGTGATCAAACCGGTTTTGCCGAGTGGTTGTATGGTCCCAAATTTGGTGCCACATGTAAAAGTGATGGTTCAGTCTGCAGCCCAGATGCTAGGGGTGTCCAACTTAATCAGTTCAGGGGTCTTGATTGGGCTTCCAATAAGCGTAATTAAATCTTAGTAAATAGTAATAATGTCATTTCAGTTGCAACCTGATATGCAACGTCTTGAAGACAATGCTGTCCCACCACGAGGTGCCACCGAAACAGTTTTCGCTTACCCGGAATCAACTAGTAAAAATTACGGTGATTACACCTCCAGACCAAACACAATGTTATATGGAACAGCCCCTTTTATGGCGGGTAAAGGTTCTCCAGCGGCCCACATTGATGTGAGCGATGAACTTCGACCACAATCTACTACCCGTTTCGGTAAAATTGTTACAAATAATTACGAAAAACAATTTTTCCCAATTGACAACTCAATGCCAACTCCTCCTCTCCCCAGTTTATATGAACCCCGAAGCTCACGAGCGGAACTCCAGAATGATTTGTTTGATATGCGATATAATAAAAATATCAATAACTAATAAATGGCTGATCCCGTCTCCATTTTAGCTTTAATGGGTTTGGTGTACACCGGAAAAAAATTATCTGAACAGCCCGTGAATAACCAACCAATTGTTACAGGAACACCTGTTTCTTTGGTTCAAAATAATCCATCCACAGATTATTCACGACCTGAAAATGAAGCTAATTTGAACACCGATTTCATGATAAACAGCGAAGAAAGAGATCTCTCAAGTGGCGAACAAATGCCAGTTTTCGCAGATATTGTCAAACAAGAAAAAAGTAGTGGTGGCGAGGTTTTAGATATGAAGGACCGTTTTGTCAGTGATTTACAGGTTCATAATAATCTTTCTCCCGTTCCACAACAAAAGGTTGGTCCAGGTTTGGGTGTTGATGCCTCCGTTCCAGCTGTTGGGGGCTTTCAGCAAATGTTTCGAGCCCTCCCAGAAAATGTCGGTGCCTATCGTCTCACCACCCTCCCAGGTAGAGCTGGACACGGTCACGATGTATCAGGGGGTCGTGGACAACTCAAATCTGAAATAGGTCACAACAAACCAGAGCGAACTGCTTTCCTTCCAGAACGCCGCCCACCAGTTTTTGGGCGGGGCCAAGGACAAGGTGGTTCTTTGAATGGTGTTGCTGTCCGACAAGAATACGAAAAAACAAAAAGATCAACAAATCGCTCCCAAACTGGGACAAGAACAGATGGTTTGGAGTTTGCTTCAGCTAAGCGCATGGTCCCCCATGGTACAGTTGCCCAAGGTCCAACCCGTAACAAATCAGATATTGCCGATGGTCAATACAAATACATGGATAAT